GTGGCTTGTCGTTTAGCAACCTTACCACGGGCTTTTGCCGCAGTGGCACCGATCTGAGCTTCTAGTGCGCCGCGCTCTTTAGCCTCTGCCGCTCGTCTTGTGTCCTCTTCCATAACAGATAATGGAGAGCCTTCAAACGAGATACCACCAGCACCCGTCATTGCCGCTTGTGCTGATAGCGCTCTAGCTAGTTGCTCCTTGCGGTCTGCCTCTCTAGCGGCCTCTTGAGTCTCAATAGACTTAGCTTCTGTTTCGCTTTCAATCTTAGCTATCTTGCCTGCTGAGATACCTTGAGCTGCACCTAATAGGCCAGCCCCACCCGCTGCTAATAATGCTGCTTGAGCCATTATACTTTCACCTCTAAATCTAAAGCTAATACCGTCATTGGGAACGGGGTGTCTTGTGTGATTGTTACTTGAGCCTCTAGCGACCAACCGTGAAGGAACACTCGTTTATATCCTGTCTGTGGGATTGGTGGGTCAAACTGATTTACGCCTGTCTCTTTGTCAGACAATCTCTGTCCATTAACAATGATACCATTTGATTGATCAATCCTAATAGCACAACGAAGAATGCGCTTCTTCTGGGCTGAATTAGGACCATTGTTTAAGTCGATACTGAACGGCATAGTCTTAATTACTGGCTGATACTCTAAACCAACCTCTACAGATTCAGCATTGGCCGCTCTATCAAGTGTAATCTGTCCACCTGATACCACTTGATCGGATTGTGCAGCACCGCCCAGTTTAACCTTTACAGTCTTACCATTTAGGTGTGCAAGCCCAGTAAATACTGTTCCAGTAAATGAAGGATCGTAAACTGCCGAATCAGTATTAAGCAATGTATCAACAACGTCTAAATCATATGCGCCGTTTCGCTCTACAAGTAAGTAAAGTTTCTCATCAGTCACCGCTACAGACTTCACATTCCCATCAGTAGACCATCGAGTAAACGCCTGTACGCCTTCAAATGACTGTGTGTTAAATACCGTCAAAGAGCCATCGCTACCAACTAAATAAACGTAGTTAGCGTCTGACTCGCTAGTCCCTTGGCTTGTGTACATTTGGATGGGGTCGTTAATCAAGTGAGGCGCAAGTAATGACATCGAGCGGGATTCATTTGATTGAAACTCATCTAAATACTGGAACTGATACAGCGCGTTGCCTGTACGCTGAATAAACATCGTCAGACCTTCAATGAATACAGGGCGTACCCGTTTCGATCCTAAATTAGTCTGAGGCTTAACAGTGACAGCCGCCGGAGTGATCGGAGACTGTGGAATATAAAACTCTGCACCCGTTGTAAATACTTGAAGCGATCTATTACTTACTATACCTGTAACAGCATTAACTTGATCAGTAGCCAAAGTAACATCAATAGACTCATCATCTCTTGATCTGCCTTTATCAAAGTCGAAAGGTTCACCAACACGCGAACCCCACAGTGTAGACGGTCTCGACTTAGAACCACCTAGCCACAATCTGGACTCATGGAATGTACACGTTCTAGGCCATCCCCTTGTTGCACTCCATACGTCTTCCGCTCTGCTTGTACCTGCTTGTGTGCGGGTTGTTGCTGTTGTACCTGTAGAACCTAATGATACAGGTTGGACTACAAGCAAATTCCAATCTTTAGCAGATGCACCTGCAAAGGTAATATCAAAAACAGCAGCAGAAGGGCTAACAACAGTAATGCCCGTTGATCCTGTGTTAGCTAGACGCTGTAGTTCTTCCTGCATTTGTTGTGCTGTGTCATCGTAATTTGATGCGTTAAACGTAATCGTATCTGTTAGCAATCCCTCTAATGATAACTTGAAGGTATCACCGTTAAGATACAGGTTGAATGAAACACGTTGGATTTCAGATACAGGGGTTGGGCTTGAAGCATCATTAAAATCAAACTGAGGGATATTTAGAAACCCTAAGTTTCCGATAGTCCAAACCGTATCAGATGTTCGCTGTATAATTTGAGTCTGTACGTCAGGATGAGTAATGATAATCGTGTCAGCCGATTGTATATAGTCAAACTCTCTAATCTTCTCTATCGTATCGTATGGCGTTGTTATCGTTGCTTGTAGTACATCATCCTTATAGACGCGCATCTTATCTACAGTGAACACCATCAGATAGTTTTGTTCAGTGCTAAACGAGAAGTTTTCTAACCGACCATCACCCAACTGAGTATCTACATACTTAGTGCCTGGACGCTTCTTTAATCCACCTTGTGGAATAGACAGAACATTAGTAGCTTCCTCTACCGCTTGGTAGAACATAGCTAAGTCTGTACGTCCATACAACAAAGGGGATAACTCCCCTTTTGTAAAATTCGATTGAGCTTTCCAGATTCCACCCATAATTAACGCCTAACTGTTCCAAATCCACTATAACCGAAACGTGACTCTACGAAAGGTGAATCAGTGATAGCTTGTTGTGGGTATCCTTGAGAGTCAACATTAGAAGCCTGAGCTAAATGTTGTGAGGCTTTCTGATCATACATCTGACTCTTATTTTCATCTTCTGTAACTGAGATAGCAAATTCAGAGGCTAACTTATATTCCAACGCCTTTACAAAATGCGGAGGCAATAACGATTCTGGAACATCGTATACATATCGAGCCAAGAGCTTTTCTTCATTAGAGTAAATGAACTGCCCTACCATTTCATAATCAATACCATCAGGCATTAACAACCATAACCGGATCATGTCGGTTGGTATTTGGTAGGCGTATTTGTAATTAGTCAGACTGTCAGGCTGTTGTGTCAGTCTTGATAGATATTGCTCTTTTAGAGCGAATGACCAAGGATGATAGCTTAACGCCATTTCCTTAGTAATTGGATATAAATTTGCCGCTGCTTTAGCCCCTGCTCCTGGATCACTAAAGGAGTTTATAGGCTCGTCACCTATAAGAAGCAAAGCATTAGAAGCAATGTCGATAGCACTGGCCATAACTTTTCCTATAGGACGGGGAGAGCGAACCCTCCCCTAGAGTGACATTAAGCGAAGTCGTTCGCTGATGCTACAGTGGCAGCGCCAGCAGTAACAGTCATCTTCAAGAAGCTAGTCCCATCAGAGCCAGCTACTAGGATTACATCACCGTCAGTAAGACCTAGACCGCCAGTTGTGGAAGCTGCATCATCAAAGTAGTTTGCACCTTTAATTGTAAGCAGTGTGTCACCTGTATTCTCATAAGAGAAGATACGAGCTGCATCACTGTTACCCATTGCAGATACAGGAATAAAAGTAGAAGCTGTGAAAGCCATGATTAGTTCTCCTTAAACTACTACAGTTTCATCGTAGCCAATACGCACGATACCAGCATTTTCACGAACAACAGCACCCGCTTTAAGCATACCGTTAGCCAGCCATGAAGTTTTCTCTGCTACCCAGTCGATGGTCGTTTTCATGTCGATGCCTACAGCATAACCTAGAGCCTGCTTGTGGTATGCGAATGCTTTACGATCGTTAGCTGTACCAGGAAGGCCACCTTCCACACGTTGACCGATAATGCAGATGTTGAAGCCCATGTAAGTAGTATCTTGAAGAGTACCAGATACAAGCGCTTTCAATACGTTGAAGTCAGAGCTGGTTACTTCTGGATCACCTAGAAGCTGCTCAACACCTGCCGCAGTACAGATCAAAGTACGGTCTTCATCATCTACGTTACGGTTAGTTAAACCTGTCATAGCCGCTGAACGCAACTTAGCAACAGTTAGAGCTGCTGCACCTGCTGCAATATCAAAGCCTGTATCAGCATCAGTACCAGGAGTAGTAGAGTAAGTGCCCGCTGCCATAGCATCAATGATGATCTGATCTTCACGACGTGCTAGAGCTTTAGCAATTGTTTTAGCTAGCTCTTGCTTCTCATCGAAGTTTACTTCTGCTTGGTCGAAGATATCCGTATATTCCGGTGCAAGCCAGTTTTCAAGCGTAGCAGTTTGGCGACCGTGTGAAATGTCCATCGGCGTTACGCTTGCTTGAGTAGCTTTCTGGTTAGCTAGACCTGAACCCATACGGGTGAATTTGTAGGCGTCACCTGTAACATTGGTGCGTAGTGTAACCGTGTTACGTAGCTTGCCTCTTGATTGGTATTCGTGTTTTACTTCGCTGTCGAACTCTTGAATCGCAGCATTAGAAAGAAACTTAGACATAATTGTCTCCTAAAGTCTTAATCTTTTCTTAGCTTGATCAAGGTGCCGAATACGGTTTGATCTTGCTAATTACTAACAAAATCCTGTTGTATCCGGCCTCTAGGAGGGTATCGGTGATAGGAATATGTGTATTATTGTCTAACAATGAGACATAGTCAAATTACTGGCCACGCTTAATAATCTTCACATACCAACCATTAACAACGACTGTTGCGTTAGAGTCTGACTGAATTCTAAATTCACCAGGGTTATTTAGGGTGTTGGTGTCGCCCATATAAATACCGTTATACCTATTAAGGCTTACAGTCCCAGTTGATTTGATATTTGTCAGAACAAACGGTATTGAATATTCACCAGCCCCCACACCAAGGAACAATCTAACATCTACGTCTTGGTTTGGTGATGTAGTTGTAACAGTAAGATCGAGCCTGAAATCAACCATATCCCCTAATTTTAACTGAGTGAAGTCAAACTCATTTGCTACTTCATCCCAAACATCAGTGACACCAGCCGGAGCGTATGCCTTGTTTGTAAACGCGCCCGCCTCGTCATTGGTTAACTTTACAAAGCCACCGCCACCAACAACATTAATAGGAGTTGTACTTGTAGCTGCATCATTGTAATCAAAGAACCCACCAGCATAATTATCAGCAGGTAAGCCGCTAATATCCACAACCTTTACAGATGAAGTATCAGACAGAACTTGAAGAAGAACATCACCATCAGAGAGAACGGCTAGAATCCAGTCTCCTTCCTCTAGTTGGTATTTTTTGGATTCAAAGTAACCAGCCGCAATAACTGTTACTGTATTATCACTGGAAGAGTAAGAGTATATTCTAGGAGCGTTGCTGGCAGAAGCCGAAACGGGTGCGAAAGTATCTTGTGTAAATGGCATAATAATCCCTACATTGTTAATATTGTTTTGCCTTCTAGGGATAAAAGGGGTGGTAGGGCACCCCTCCCTAGTTGGTCTAAGTTTAGCCTATCATCTGTCTATGTTCCTGCGTTCCGTATAAAGCATCTCGTTTACGTTGATACTCTTTCTTGAACTCAGGGTCAGTATTAATCTTTCTGTTTCCATGCTCATCTTTAGCGAATTGCATAGCTTGTACTTCTTGCGGTGTAACACTTGGCACTGGTGTACTGTCTTGTGGTGCTACTGGTGCTGATTTGGTCTTGCTGATTAGCTGCTCAATGGCTTTGATACCCTCAGCCGTTGTAGCAATCCCACGCAAGCCTTGTGCAGTTTCGTTGTCTAGGTTGGCATCAATCCACTTGTTAATGCCTTCAATACGAGCGGCAGCATTGTTACCTAGCTGCTTCATGTTCTCTGCGCGTTGCTCTTCATACGCTTTGTTTTCTGCTAGCTGAATCTCAGCGTACATATTGATAAGCTTGCTCATGCCTTCTTGAGACATATTAAGTTCTTTGCCTAACTCAAATGCTTTCTCTAGCATTGGGTCATCAGCCACTAGCTCAACACCTGCCTCAGTCAACTCCTCTGAGATTACCGCCTCGTACTCTTCGGGTGCACCTGTGAATGAACCAAACTTGCTTTGCAGTTCAGAGTAAGACTGTGCCTGTAGCTGCATAGCCTCTGCTTCTGTCCGGCCTTCTGCACGATACTTATCAAGCACAAAGTCATAGCGATCTTCGGTTGTTGGTGTTTCTTGTGTATCAGTAGTCGCTTCTACTGATACAGTTGTTTGAATGTCGTCACTCATTGTTTTCTACCTTTCGTAGGGTCAAGATAATATTACGAATAAAGCTTTTAACGCCTTCATTATAACCAATCTGTAAATCATTATCAGATGGTTGAAACGTAGGCGACATTAATAAATGCTCTTGCCAGATTTCCAGAAGCTCCCTTCCTTCGTCTGACTGAGCAAATACTTTATGAATCAGATAATCAAGTTTTTCAAAATGCTTCTTATCTTCATCAGAGAATTCCGGTTGCTTTCCTAATTCATCAAACGGGTTGTTCACCTTCACCCCCTTGTTGTTGTGATGCTTGGATAAGAGCCTGTCCTAACTGTGTGCGCTCTGCTTCTGTTCTGACTAGTTCGGCAGGGATACCCAACATTTCACTAGTAACCTGAGGGAAGTTTTCTACCTTAACAGAACCCATGAATACTTCTGGACCAACAATACCAATATTGGACTGCGCCCACGTTAGAATGTTCTGGAAGTCCTCAATATCCTCAGCCTTGGCTAGTGGTGATACATGCTTAATTGTCACCTCTTCACCATTAACATTCAACGGAGGCAATCGACCTAGACCAGCTAGAATATCAATGCCCGCTTCCATCAAAACTTCAATAAGCTCTGTGTATAAGCGACCGAATGAAGCGCCAGCTTGTTTCAGCATCTCTTGTTGGCGAATCATATTCTCAGTTGCAGATCGCACTGGGTCAGTAATATCACCTAATGGATTAGCAAAGAATGATTGATTGATCTTTTCTTGCAACTCACGAATAGACATCTCAACTGATGCAGGATCACCACCAAACTCTAACGGGCGTAGGGTAGGGTTTTGATTGTTGTTAGAGCCTACAGGGATAATAGTCTTAGGCGCGATACGAACCGTATTAGGATTGAAGATACCGTCGTTAATACCTGTCCATACACCACCAACCGCCAATGCTAGCGATTGAAGTTTGAACTCTACAATCTTATTCAGTGTGCGAATATCTGGTAAGCACTGCATAGCAGGACCGCGACCATAGCTTTCACCTGGTACAACATGCCAGCGGAATGGAATCAATCTCTGTGTGTTGAACTCTTGATCAAACAGCAGAGTCTTTGATTCCTCATGGATGATTACATTGTAATACTTGCCATCTTTAGGATTGAACAGGTTGCCGTTGATAATCTCCATCTCAGTAGATGGGTCTTTCTCAGCTTTCTTTAGAATCTTGTCAGGAATATTAGCGGTAGGCCATACAGCCTGAACTGCTGATACCTGCATATTATGTTTACGCCAACCCGAACGGATACGCCCTAACATTGGCTTTTCTACATACAACTCAGCCAGTGGAACATTAGTAAAGCGGAAGATATCACCGCTATTGAACTCACCCTCATCAATGATGATTGCGCCCGTACCAACACCCATATCAATTAATGCAGGATTGATCTCTGTATCAAAGTTGGAGTGATTCAACGCATTGAAGAAAATATCATTCGCTTCTTCTAACGCCTTGTTGATCTCTGCCTTCTCATTCTCTGGAACGATAGAACCCGCTGTTAATTGCGCCCACTGTTTCCATGCTGGCAGGATTGAACCCTTAATACGTGATGCAAACTGCTCTAGTGCTGTTACGGCTGTGGAGTCAAATACATGACGGTTCTTTTCTTGCCC